GTCAACATATGGCATTCGTTTCTCCTCGCGGCTTTTGGCCCGCATACCTTCTACATGCTCGTAAGTGAGCGATTCTAAGTTTATTTACTATGTTTAAGAATATACATTGAAATTTTAGGATCATCTACGACCAATAATTCTTGTGGGTATTTTCGATCAGTGTATGTTTTACCAATTGGTCTTACCATAACCATTTTTGGATTATTCTTTTGAACAGTGCCAATTTTCAAACTGTTATGGTGGGGATAGACAACGCCATCCCCTTCGTTGATAACATTACCTAAAATGTCTTTATGCATCTTGATCATAGCCAAGGGTGGCAATAATTGTTTCAAGATCTTCGTGAGCATCAGCAACACTATGCCAGTCACGATTTTTAGCAATCTTAATTGCCTTATTAATAAGACTGGGCTTTACGTTAAGTTCTTCTGCAACTGCTTTAACAGTTTCTTTCAAACCACCTTGCAGATCTTCGATTTCTTGCAATACAGTAACGCCTTCTTTGACTAGACGTTCAAGTTTAGATTTTTCTTCAGGTCCATAGACTCTGTCGCTCATAGGTTACTCCTTTTTTAATAATATAATAGAAAAGACCTTACATGTCAATGCTTTATTTTACAAATGCACCAATGCGATCATGTAAATCAGGATATTTGCGATAGCTGTAACCTTCAGGAGGTGTAGTGTCTTCGCCGGCCCATACAGGAATAAAATGTGTAATATTTCCTTCAAAGTCTTCGTTGTGTCTAAAGTGTACTTCTATAAGTCGCCCACCTATATACTCACAATTTATCCATTCATACTTTTTTCCAAAATCTCTAACACACTCGGGTAATCTTATTCTATCGGATACCTTAACCCAGTGTTTCCATTTTGTAAACGTTGTGTCTGGTTTGTGTCCTTCTACTGCTAGTGTTTGTTTGCCCCAATGATAATCTATGCTGAGATGCCTACCTTCAAACCATTCACACCAGAAATGCCCAACAGGCAAGTGTGTTGTATCGCATTCAAGCCACAGCTTTTGTGCTCCTAAGCCAAGACCTATCATGTTAACACAAGGCCGGACAATATAATAGCCCGGATGCGGAACATCTAATCCGACCGGGCCACTATTATAATACATTTTACGACTAAGTATGAGTTTATCCATTACCCAGATATCGTCTGGGTCAATTGTTTTCCAGACTATATCCTCGGCAGTAATCATTTCTTAACGTGTTCAGGTTTGCCTTTGTGCTTGGTTGCTGCGTAATCTTTTGCTGCTTTTTTAGGCATTTCTTTGGCAACTTTAGCAACTTCTTTGCTTGGTGCAGGTTCGCCTTTTTGTGTAGCATGTACCATACCCATGAAGCGTTGTTGTGCTTTGCTCTTTGCTTTTTCGTCTAGACTTTCTTCAGCCTTTGCACCCTGACGATCTTTTTTTGCCATCAGTTTAGCCAGTGCCGCTGCACTCTTAGAAGCATCGCCGGAGTCTTTTTTAGCACCGGTAGGTCTTTCCCATCCCATTGCTTTATTGTGTTTTCTAGCTGCTAATGATCTGCCTTTTTTACGATTGGCAATCTTACGCTTGTTCTCGTCACTAGCATTGCCCGAACCTCTACGGTCGGCTTCGTCGTCGTATGCCTTTCCGTGATACTTGCTAAGTGTATCTGGGCTTAGTTCGCCTAGTTTAGTTTTTTTTTGATTCATACGTTCTGCTAAAGTGTTTTTATAGTCGTCTTTGGCATCTTCGCTCATTCCGGCTAACTGCGGAGTTTGATTAGCACTGAGCATATCATACTCTAGTGTGTGATAAACGCTACCAACATAGTCTGCTGCTTTAGTAATCTTACTTTGCATCCATCCTTCAATACCTTCTGCCTCTGAAACACCTTTTAGCATCTCGTGAAGTTTGATAGCATACTTTGCAATTTTATACAGTTCAGCACGGGCCATTTGCACTTCATGGTCTCGTTCTGCCATGTGTGCCATATCTCCTAAACCTTCGTTTACTTTTTTGTTTGTCATTTTATAACTCCGGAGTTCTTTTTATTATTTATCGTTTTTCTTGGCAGCAGGTTTTTTCTTTTTACTTGTAGGATTTCTTTTAATCATGCCACCTAACGGCTGTGACACAGTTGCAACACTACCAGCAGTCATGCTTTCGTTTACTATTTCGTTCATTTTCATTGTTTTATCCTACCAACTTTCCGCCTAGTGGATGCGGTCCACGCTTTTTCTTTTTAGGCATTGCACCTCCGTGACGTGCATAATCACCGGCTTTTTGTTTATATGCTTCTGCAACAGGTTCTCTTAAAAGTTTTTTTAACTCGTCTACAGAAATTGTTTCAGGATCTTTACCTTTTAACATATTCCAAATTTCTACACCATTTTTTAAAATATAAGCAATTGCCAATGCAGGAATTCCATACTTTGCCAAAGGTTTAATTATATATTCATAGTTTTGATAAAATTCGTATATATCAGGACCAAATTCAAAAATAGTCCAGATGCCGCCTGTCTTACCTGGATTGCGGATTATCCATTTTAAAATCCATTTTAATGCAGGCACCCCAAATCTCAATACTGTGCCAATCAGCCCGACGGCGGCTGGGATGAGCGGTGCTAAAAACGCCGCCTCTGTGGTAAAATCTTTTTTCTTATGTTTTACTTTACGTAATGGTTTATTTTTTTTGTTTTGATCTTTGTGTATGCCTGCACCCGAGCGTTGTGCAAATGCTGCAACAGGGTTTCGTTCTGCAGGAACTGGTTTTTTTGTAACTTCATAAACTTTCATTTGTTTTTCCTCAACCCAGATATTTTAGCATCATTGCCGTACTGAGCTTGCAGCATTTGTTTTGCTTCTTGACTGCTTCTTGCACTGATTTGTACAGGTATCCATTGAGAGTAAGTTCGATGACGTATTTGCACGTTAGCATCAAAGATAAAAAATTTAGTCTGTTTTAATTCTCTCAATAACATGTTAATATTTATCAAAATCAAACGGCTTGGTTTTAATCTCTTTTTCTTTGAGAGTGTGTCCACCAGATATGATTGCCCATTCTGCTGCTGTATATTTTTCTTCTTTAATTTTGCCGTCAGTTCTTAAAAAAGGAGGAAATCCATCCTTGTCTACACGATTACCAAACTTAGCACTTTGCTTTTTGATTTCGTCTGGACCGATGTCAACTGTGGTGTTAACGCCTTTTACAATACGGCCATCTTCTCTTATGGTTTTGATACCGCCTTCATGAGTTACAAAATATGGAAAAAACTTTATATTTGGGTATTCTTGCTGTAAATTAATGAACATTTTGATATTGCTCATAGCATCATCATAAAGACGCACTCTAGCGTAATCGCCTGTATTTAAATATTTTCTAATCCATACAGCTTTGTTTTGTGACGGCGATCCTCCAAGATTGCCTGCACGATGAACATGAACTCGATCCATGTCAATGCCATATTTTCTAAATGTATCTAAAAATAATTCTTTGTTATCAAAGTCTGATCTTGCAGTTAGCATTATAACTTTGCTATCACCTGCATTGTTTATTATTGCTTTGAGTTTGGCAATCATCGGTTCAATTGGAATACTTTCTCTGTTGAACTTTTCTGCGTTTTGGAATTCGCCAAAATCAAAACTTTCACCCGGTTGCAGTTTATACGTGTTGAATTCTTGATTGTTTAGGCTTTTAATAATCTTGCCATCCTTGACAACTTTGATTTGTGCAGTGGTTCTAAACAGGGTGTCGTCAATATCAAAGATTGTTAATCCAAGATTTTTACCTTCAAATAAATCAATTATCTTCATACAAATCGTCTCTATACTCTTCTATCAAATATTCCATAGGTTCTATACTTATAAATTCAAAGTATTCACCGTCTTTGTTATGGCCGCTTATTTTTTTAGGTGACAGTTTTTTAAAATTGGTTACGTAGACACTGTGTTCTATACCTCTATGAGTTACATAAAGATAGTAGTGTGGAAACCATCCTCTCCATAAACGTTTAAAAAACTTTTTCATTTTTTACGTCCCCTAAATCCTTTGGTACCTGTCATCCCGGGTAAACTAAACCATAATTTAAACCATTCATCTGTACCAGGTTGAATATTCTGTTCTCTTTCTTTTTTACGATTTGAATTAGCAGCATCACTGAAGTTTTCAATGGTGTATTCTTTATATCCTTTGAACTCAGTTATCCCTGCTAATTTCTTTAGATCTTGTATATTCATACCAATATTTATTCCTCTCGTCGGTACTTGCCCTACGCTCTTCGTGTTCTTTACATTTAGCAATGTAATGTTCTATTTCTTCTTTGCTTTTTGGCGTCCAGCCTTCATGTTCGCTAACCAATGTGCCATCCTTTGCTTTTCACCTGAACTGTTTTTAGCAGTCTTTCTTAAACTGCTTACACTTGCTTTAGTATTTACGCCCATACGTTTTGACAATCCCTTGCGACCGGGATTCTTACCATCTGCAAAGTTTTCGTTTGTTTTTTCTACAGGAAAATAACCTTTGATAGTTTTACCCATACGCTGTGCAGCAGCGGCACGATGATTACCATCTATTACACTGTACTTGCCATCGCCAAATTTTGGTCCTACTATAATCGGTGCATTTAAATCTACACGACGACTGTAGTCAATGTCAATTACACGATCAAATGGATCATCGTAATCAAAAAACTCTTCTTCACTAGGAAACATGTCAGGAGTAAAGTCTCTGAGTTCCCAATCATGCGACTGTATGTAACGATCCATGTCTTTGTTCATGCCCGTATCGTGATGCATGTTTCTAAAGATTTTTAGCATTTCTTTGCCGGATTCTACTGCTTCGTTAACTGAGTGTTCATTATAGTTAGGGTTTATCAACTCAAAGTCTGTTGCGTCGATTTTGTCTCTGCTTTGTACAGTAAACCCTATACTGTTTGCAAATTGTTGTGCAAATCTGCTGTATAACTTTTCTCTACTACCAGTTTTACCAGTTTGATTATTAAGTTTATCTGCTGAAAATCTTATGGTATTTACCGGAATACCTTCTGCTGATGTTGACTTCCACCATTCTTTTATTGCTTTAACAACTGTTGCAAAAATACGAAATTGATCGCCAGCGGCAGTTGCTTTATATCTACCGTTTAGTGTAAATTCGATATCCCACTGGGCATCCCAACTACCGTATTCGAACCTTATGTCAAGAATTGCTCCAGAATCTGTTCTTGCTCTTGCAGCCCATTCGTCCTCTGATTGCACGCCCCATCTATAAGGATATGGCTGATCAAGCGATTCGGTGGTTTGTGTAGGCTGTTGTTTTTTAGTAAGAATAAAAGTATCTTCGTTGCCAGTATCTTCTACATCATATTCATAACCGTTTTGACCAGCAAAGCGTTGTACCATTTTACTATACAATCCACTTCTAGTTGTATCTTGAGATCCAAAAGGTCCTGTGTTGGGTTTGAAAGCACTGAAAATTATTCTTGGGGGGTTGTTTTTAGCGACCCACTGCTTGACATGATTTATAACAGCACCAAAGATTTTGTTTTGTGAACCTTCCCCAGTAACACTCATACGACCGCCTCTAGTAAAACTAATGTAAACATCAGCAGGAAAAACCCGTTTGTATGTAAGTTCTATATACGCATCATCTATTTTTGTAGCAAATACTTGAACGTTTCTAGAATTTAAATCTGCCACCCATTCTACATCAGTATCAAACGCTTCATTGTAAGCCTGATCTGCGGCTGCTTTTGCACTTGTACCATCTGGATGACGTGGGTTGATACTTACAACATCACCATTCATAAGGTCACTTACACTAGCACTCTTGCCTACTTTGTCCAGCAGTTGATGTAGTTTATCATTTGGGTCGTAGCCATTGGTTTCGTATCCCATTTTGCCACGTACTTCTGTTCGTTTGCCTGTGTTTTTATCTAAGATATGTAGTATTAGCATACTAGCACGAGTATCACGCTCTAGCTGTAACAAATAACTTTTGTTATCTGCTTTTTTGCCATCGGCAGTATTTTCTATTATGTCCCATATTTTCATAATAAATCCCTATTATGAGTATTTATTCAATATATTTTACTATTTGACTTTGACTTGATTTTTCTACTATAAGACAATGATTATTGTCGAGGATCATTGTCTTACATCACTATGAATTTCGGGATGTTCTGGACTTCCGCCTATGTTTTTTATTTTTAATCCAATCATATTGGCTATGCGAATGAATTGTTCCATTTCTTCGGCATTAGCAAAAGTCATTAACATGTCACTTTCGCTTTGTCCAAATTCATGAGGATCTTGTTGACCTAATGTTGGATAATGTTGTCCTATTTTATACCAATCCAATTCACCCGGAGTATCTATAACTAGAGTATTTGCAGGCATAGTAAGTAGATCGTGTTGATATCCGGGTTCGTCGGGTTCAACCGCTTCTACTCTACTATCTAAAAACGGTCTTAATTCTCTAGATCTGCTAAGGTGTTTTAATTGTCTTAATGCTTTTGATTCTCTTTGCCTAATAACTTCAGGAGTCACACCCATTGCATCGGCTATTTGTTTTAAAGTATATTCTTTTTCAAAAGGTGCTAACCCAAATCTTGCTCTTAATACCATTTCATTTTTCTTATTACCAAGTGTAGGAATTAGTTTTGCTACAACTTTTTTGAGTTTTTCTTTGTCAACACTATCAAAATCCATTTCGTATGATCCGTCTGGCATGTCTGTCTTAGTAGCAACTTTAGTGATATCAGAAGGGCTGACAGTATTGGCTGTAGGCAATCTATTAGCAGTACCTCTAAAAGTTTTTGTATCACCAGATAAAGATTTTTTAAAAACTTTTTCACCGAGTGATTCTGTCTGTTGCTGTCCAAGATAATACTTTACAAGTTCAAAGAATGGTTTGCCAGCAACTTCGGTATCTGCAGGAATGCCTGCTGCTTGTGCAAATGCATCGGGATCGTTGTTGGCAACAGCGGCTCTTAGAGCAGTAGCACTTGATACTCTGGGTGCTGGCTGCCATTCTATACTAGCAAAATCATAAAATCCATGTTTGCCTTCAACGCCATTTTGCTTTTGTAAGCCCGACACAAATACTTTAGCATCAGTTTCGTCGGTGATAATACGTAAATTGGTTTTGCCATGCTTTTTGTAAACTGCGGCTGCTAAACTCCACCATGTTTGTTCAGGAATTATATGTCCTTTTATTTCAGGCCATACAGTTTCCATAGCTTGAATTTTGATTTCAAACGGTAGAGGATCTTTAGGACCAATTGTACTCTGATTAGTACCCACATACCAATGTGTGTTTTTAGCAGCTTCTTGCCATGCAGCCTTGTGTCCCTGGTGAGGAGGGTTAAAACGTCCAAATATTATACCAACTGTTTCTGGTGCTTCAAATAATTCTCTTAATAACATTAGCCTGGTGTCCACCTTTTTCTTGGAACTAGTTTTACATTACCGAACTTCTTGTTTGGATCAGCATAACGCACTCTGCCTTCGCCGTTTGTATCCCAAATATCCCCTTGTTCGCCTTCTAGTTGATCAATTACTGTATCTTTTACATTTTGTATTTCTTTTACCAATGTAAAAATTGCATCCAAAGCACCATTATTAATTTTTGCTAATTCAATAATTTTTACTTGCTTTGGTCTACTTACTTTACTACCACTTAACCAATTTACAAAATGCTTAGACGATAAACTGTCTAGCTGTTTTGCCTTGGCTGTCTGATTTACATAAGTGTATATAATATTTTTTAAATCGCCTAAACCGGACGTTCCTGCTAAGAATCCGTCAATTAACCTACTGTTGGCTTTAGCAAATTTTTCAACTTGATCAAGCTTGGTTGTGTCGATATCTACTGGTTTAGTGTTGTACACAGGTCCCAACACAATCAACTGAGGATTACTATCAAATTCGCTGAAGTCATTTTTTGGTTGCTGAGCACTGTCGTCCATGCCAAATTCTGGGAAGTAAGCATGTCCTACAACCATAACTTGTGCTTGTGCAATACGCTTGCCTAAATCACTTTCTGCTCTTACATGATAACAAGTTTGAGACTTTGTATTTGGACAGAATGTATATACTCCATCTTTTAATTCAGGTGGATTTAAAAATAGCCCATCTGCATATACGTAGCCTACAAAATCCTTCGGAGTAGCACGATCAAACAACGGATATAACCCAGCAAATTGTTTTGCAAATATTTCACGCTGTTGTTTTTCTTCTTCTGACTTGGGATTGCCGCTTTGATTTGCAATAAAGTCTGCTACTTCTTCTGGACTTGTACTAGCTGCACCACGTGACCAACCATTGTGTCCAGAAAGTACTAATGGTCCACCGGCTTGTGCTCGTCCCCAATATATTTGAGGGTTGCCGTCCCATTTCATTCTTACTGATTTAGACCCTTCGTCTGTGGCTAGATCTTTTAAATGTTGTAAAGCTTCGATAGCACCTTGTGTTCCATGAAAGAATACCAAATCTTCTAGGTGATTAAATGCTCTACCTAGTTTTGCAGCTTCTTTTATTATTTCACGAAACTCAAAAAAACGCATTAATATTCCCCTTTACGAAAGTTTTCCATTTCGTTTTTTAAGATTTTATTAACACATTCAATTTTTTCACTATCTTGCAGCAAGTCCTGCGGACGTTTTTTAATATCAAACTTTTTAATGTATTCTGAGATTGCATATTCAACTGTAGGAATCATTTTACGCTTGTTATATTTGCCGCCGTTCTTAACAGCTTCTTGTACGTCTACCAAAACAGGATAAAGATGTGATCTGTAAAAACTGGGATCGTTTTGCATGTAAATACAAAGATCCTCCACGACATTGTAAGGAAGTTCTTCACCTACCTTCAAGTCTTTAATATCTTTTTGATCGAAGAATTCTACTATTTTCATTGTATCACCATTTACGACAGGACCAATAACGAGCTTTATCACGAGGTCCTGGATTATCACAATTGTGTCTAGCACGGAAACTTCTACGACGAGCAGGATTAGATTTTTTAATTTTCATGTTAGGATCGCCAAAGTTAACTTTTACAACATTACCGCTTGGTTTTTTAACGTAAACTTTAAACTTCTTAACATCACCACGCATGGGTTTACCAAGTGGAACTTTACGTCCTTGATATTCTGCTTCGTCCAACATTTCGTCTTCGTTGAACCACATGGTACCATACTCTTCAAAGAACTCGTCACCGTCGTAACTTTCTTCTTCGAGTTCTTCGCCTTCGGTTGATATCTCGATATCAAAATCCTTATGACCCATTTCAAACATGTAATTAGCAAGACGTTGTGCATACTCATCACTTTCATCTTCTGAAAGTTGTCTAGGAAGAGCAATTTCAAAAACAGTTAGATCTTGCCCTGTTTCGTAAATATCGTGTTTTGGAAAAATGCTTTCATCCAGCGGTTGTGGATTGTTTTGTTTTTCCATTACTATTCTTACAAAATGTTCCATTTTATATCCTTAGTGGTTAAGTAGAATACCGTTAATGGTACCGTCAGTAAAGGTGGCAATTGCTCTAACCCATACATAATTACCAACGAAATTCTTTAAAAAGGATCCGTCACTTTCGGTAGTATCGGTTGCAGTGCTCAAGTGTCTCGTAGATGTCAACGTAAACCAGTCATCAGTGGTAGGAGCAGTTGCAAGAGTTGCTTGCACTGTTATTTCTCCTATGAAGTTTGAAACTATATATTGAACTGTGTGAAATCCGTCGGATCTGCTGTAGTATGCATCACCTTGATATTTTTCGCCAGTGACAGAGACAGTGCTACTATCACCCGGATGTGTTTGATTTGATAAAATTGTTGTACTCGTTGCTGCCATATAACTATTTATCTATATTACCTTTGTATACCAATTTATCAATTCTTTGAATATTGTCTCCAATAATCATTTGCAGTAATAAAACAATGTTTTCGTCTCGGACGTATATATACTGTCCTTGTAAATAATTACCATTGCGTATATTGTTCATACAAATATGGCCAGCTTGTGCTTTGTCGCCGTTTTTTTCA